GCGTAGAAGTCTTGGTACTCTTGCTCTACGCTAGACTTTATGCCGCCCGCTGCCCCAATCATGGAAGCAGGAACGCCAAAAATACGGGCTATTTCTTCTGCGCTAAATTTGCGAGTTTCTAAGTATTGGGCCTCCTCTGGGCTTAGGCTCAGCTTCTCCATTTTAATGCCGTTAGGCAAAACAGTAGAACGGCTGGCCCCGTCTATAACATCGTCTAGACTTTTCTTTAAAGGCACTGCCTGCTCGGGTTTAATTTGCGCGTCGCTTGTTAGCAAAAACTTAAGCACTCCGTTTTTATAAACGCCAGCGCTTTGGCTAATTGCTGCCAAGTCAATACCCAAGGTTTCAGCATGCACGACAATAGGCGACAAACCTACTAGCGGGTCGTCACCGCAAAGCCCTTTAAAATGCAGCATGTCAGTAGCGGGCACAATAGAAGGGAAGCCCTTAAGGTTTATTTTGTAAAATAGTTGCCCGTCCTGCATTACTGGCGTAACATAGTCGGGGGCAATAGGGTGCAACTCTACGCCAATAAAACGAGCGTCTCTGTTAATAAAAGCGTAAGCATTACCCTTTAGCGCCAAGTGGCTTACCATGTACTTAGTAAAGTCGTATTTCGTTTGGTAAGGGTTAGGCTCGTTAATTAATGCCGTGCTGTAATGTATTACAATCTGGTCGCGGTTAGTGCCGTCGTCTTTGTATAGTTTCAAAGTGAGGCCTGCTATACCGTCTGCAATTACTCTAACGCAAGCATGCACCGAGGCTATGCTTAAAGCCGTGCGGTCATTTACCGCCTGCCCGCTTTTAGTCTGGTAGCCAAAAACATTGTTTAAGGTATTAATAAACCAGTCAGCAGGCTGAGACAAGCCAGAGCGCTTTTCTTTTCGGGGCTGCCAAAACTTTAAATTCATTGGGCGCAAATTACAACCGCGTTAAATTTTTTGCGTTAACATTTGTTACGCCCTTGCGCAAGCCAGCGAGAAAGTGCCGCCCTAAAAACATCATAAGACTTGTAACGCTTTACACCAAACTTGCCTAAATACTTTTGCTCTGTGGCATTGTAGGCGTCCTCGTAGGTCTTGTACTTGGGCAGGTTGTTATAGTATTCCTGCATGTAGTCGTCTAAAAATTTCATATACTTAAAAACCAAAATTCACTATTCTGCTCTTTGGCTGCGTCCTGCATGCAAGTGCCCAAGGCCATAACTATACTGACTGGCCCGTCGACTTTGTCGCCGCTCTTGGCCTTATTTATTTTAATGTTGCCTGCTGGGTCCTGAGTTAATAATATATTGCCCATCATCCAGCGCGTCACTGGGTTGCCAGCGTGCCTTAGCATTTTGTCCTTAACAAGTCGCTCAAGTTCTTTAGTCGGTGCAGACATACTAACAAAGCCCTGCCCAAAAGGAAACATTTGTAAACCTTCGTTTTGTAACTCAATTACTAACTGCGAAGCGTTAAAGCGGTCGAATGCTATGTCTTTAATTTCGTAGCGCTGGGCCAGTTCAATTACGCGGGCCTTAATAAAAGCGTAGTCCGTTACATTGCCCTCCGTTAATTCTATAAAGCCGTCGGCTGCCCATTGGCGAATAGAAGCGCCCGCAGCGTCCTTACGCTTAAAGGCTGTTTCACTCGGAAGCCAGTACCATGTTCTCACAGCGTGCAGGCTTGGGAAGTATAACGAGAATGCGCAAAAGTCGCCCGTGCTTGCCAAGTCCAAGCCGCCGTAGCAAAGCTCGCCCTCTAGCTCGTCGTCGCCGTCGCATAGTTTCCAAAGGCTGTCACTAATCCAAGTCTGGGCCGTGTCGGTCCAAACATTAAGCAGCTTAGTTTTAAACTCTACCTCCTTATGCACAAATTCTTTAGCCTCGGTTAACGCCTGCTCTAATTGCCTAGGGTATACGCTTATGCCCCAGTTAGGGTTAGCCTTTGCCCACACTGCTGGGTCGGTCCAGTCGTCGCCTTCGTCTAATGTATAAATAACACTAAACAGCGCGTCGTCCTTTATAGCCCCGTTTAAAACATTTGCACAATACTGCCGATGCTTATAGCAGGGTGCCTCACGATTAAAGCCCGCTGTTGTAATTGTAAAAAGCAAAGGCTGGCGCCTTGCGCCCATAGAGTTGCGTATTACATTATACAGCTCGTCGTTTGGGTGCGCGTGGTATTCGTCAATGCAGGCAAAGTGTGTATTAAGTCCGTCCTGCTTGTTTGGGTTCCACTCCAGTGGCTTATATAAACTTTGGCCGTAAACTATGCGGCGGTTATTAACAGAGTTATTAACAGTTAACTCTTCGTGAAGCCATGGCAAGTTCTGGCACACTCGCACGCTCTCGCCAAAGACCATCATAGCTTGGTCCAACTTTGTGGCCGCGCTGTAAACCTGAGCCGCTGGCTCGTCGTCTGCAATAAGTCCGTAAAGCATAACTGCGCTGGAAAAGGTAGACTTGCCGTTTTTACGCGGGACCTCTACATAAGCGCGAGTAAAACGCCTGCTGCCATCCTCGTTTAAAAATCCAAAGAGGTTATAAACTATAAACGCCTGCCAAGGCTCTAGCGTAAAGTTACGCCCTGCGTAGTCGCCAGTCGTGTGCACTAAGTTTTCTATAAAGTTAACGGCATGCTCGGCTAGGCTGTCGCTAAACTTCCAACCTTTTGCGCGGTCACTTTCGTAACGCGCTACTGCGTTCTTAACATGAGCGCAAGCCGCTACCTCGCCGCTTTTAATTTTGTATATATAGTCGTAAACTATTTGCACTTTCTAAAAATGGCTAAGCACTCAAAGGCTAGTTTTTCGTTTCGGTAGTAGAACGCCTCGGCTACATTAGCAGCGAGCCTGCCGTGCTTGTCGCAGGGTTGCCCGTCAATGCAAACCACAAAACGCTGGCCAACTTGCTGCACTGTGTAAACTGCTGGCGCTTCTATTTTAATAGTTGCCGTTTCAAACGCTTTGGTATGTACGGACTTTGTTATAGTTTTTTTCATAATAGTTTAATTTGTTTTTTGTAATCGTCAAACCTTTTGCAACTCGCAGTAAAATAGTCCGCGTCTAATTCGCAAGCGTAAAAGTCAAAGCCCTCCATGTCTGCCGCAATTCGTGAACTGCCACTGCCTAAATGGGTGTCAAGTATTTTGTCGCCTTGCTTTGCATAGTTTTGTAATAACCAGCGATAAAGTGCTACTGGCTTCTGGGTTGGGTGTATTCTGTCTTCTGGACTTTGTTTTCTAAAACCGTTCCAAGTCCATTTAAATTTACGAACAGCAGTTTTAAAAGAACACCAAGCAAGCTCCCCGTCAGCAAAATCTCCAAATCCGTCTTTATCCCAAAATAACCAACATGGGCTATTTGAGTTAGGTATATTTTCTATGAAGTGGTTAGCCCCCCAAATTATTTGATTTTTGGAAACTCTAATAAGTTCAATAAAATACTTTTCTTTTGGTGGCTCTAAATCCCAATCTCCTCCTTTGTATTTTTTTTGGCTATGCCCTCTGCTTTGCATTCTTTTTTCATTTGCCTCTCCTATTCCATAAGGCGGGTCCACAATAGCCAACTCAAAATAATTGTCTGGAAAGTTTTGCATAAATTCCAAGCAGTCTATATTCTGAACTTTTGGGCTCATGCTGTTTTAGGTTTTTTTAGTGAGTCTAATTTACTAACTGGCTTTGTAACCGCTGCGCTAATTCTGCTGCGCGCACTTGGCGTAATTCCAAATAGTTGCCCTAACTGGGTTGCTTGCTTAAGCGCTTGGCTCTGAACTTGAAACCAAGGGTTAATCATTTTGTCCCCATGTCTGCTTAAAATTACTGTGCCTTCTTTTTTTAACTTAGTGCAAGCGTTTTGGTAATGCGTTAAGAGTTCGCAATAGCCGTGCAACAGTTCTAAGTCACAACTAGCCAGCAAACCATTGCGTTTAAGTTCGCGGCAAACCGTGTCCCAAATTTTTACAGATTCGTGACTAAACCCATCTGGCGCTGGTGGTAACTCGTCCATAGGTAGCACCTTCATTTCATTCTCGACTAACCAGCGTTTGTCTTCTGTGCCTTGCAGTTTTTTTAATTCAGTTGGTAATTTTGGCCTGCCTCTCATGTTTTTATAGTGTTTTCGTTACAAATATACAAGTAATATGTTAACTTTTATTTCTCTCGGGTGTGAAGAAAAG